CGCTGAGACCGCGCCCTGATGTTAGTCGCCGTGCTAGACATCAGTGCTTCAACTTGAGTCCGACTGAGTGTCGGGTCAGTTGCTCCTCGAAGGAACCGATTAAAAAGTAAAGTACTTGCTCCCCCGAGGGGGGCGGTATTTTGCAGTGTATCTTCCGGAAAGTCCGTGGGTACACACTGATGCTGGGTCTAGGGCTCTCCCCTTAGACCTTGCATGAATGCTTGGTATGCCGCTTGGGCATTACCGAACATATTGTAGAAGGCCGGATCCATCAGACCGGCTCCTGCAGTTCGTGCCACCACATTTGTAAGGTGGAGCACGACTTTGGTCAAGGGATCTCCCATGAGGACTCCCGTGACCATGGTGACAGAGCGAACACAAACCCCGTAGGAGGGTTCCTCTGTGCCGATATTCTCCAATACGCCAGACGCGTAGAAGAATATCTTCCTAGGCGCAAAGCACGTTTTGAGTACTATCGCCTGGAGGAGGTGCGGGATGCCACATTTGGCCATCCACGCCCCTCCCAGATCTCTTCCCACTTCGTGGATTAAGCGATCTGTGGCCTCTTCATAATCGGTAGATCCGACATAGAGGTCCTTGAAGGTGTCTATCCTTTCGATATAGCCTTCATATGGATTTTCCTCCCTCGAGTCGAGTGAGAAAACCATTCCTCTAAGGTCGTCTGACATCATACGACAAAAGAGGTTCCACCCGTGATTGGCCTTGCCCATCCCGGATGCGCTGCTACGTATCCCTCGTTCGAGGGGTACAGAGCAGATTTTGTTTACAAGATCTAGAACGATCTTTAAACAAACACGGGCCTTGGTAACGCTTCTCGCCTTACCAGGCTCCTTCACCACCGTGAGGAAAGCTTGCCTTAGCAAGTCCGGTGGTGTACGGAGAACGTGATCTAGCGATAGCCAAAAGATCACTTCCCCGGTGGAATCGAATGCCCCAGGGGGTTTATAACATTCGATTTCTCCGGTGTGGAGGTTCCGAACTGGAACATCCTCACCGATCGGTAGAGACTCGAGTATTTCCCGAGTGGCCTCTATCGTCCCACCTTCCTTCCGGGTCTTTTCCCAGGAGGAGGCGGTGCTCACGGTAACTCTTGCCTTAGTAGCAAGACCCGTGAATGCCTCTTGAGGAAGTTCACTTATGATCTTCTCAAGAGCTTTCCTCCGCAGTGCCCGAAGTGTCGGGTGCTCTGGGGGGCGTTCAGTCGAAATGGTGGTTAAAAATTTCACCTTCGACTGGAGGACGACGAGTGGTGGTGGAGTTCCACACCCGCGCGTCTGAGAAAGTACGCCGAGGAGATATGCTCTCCTGGCTCCTTTCGAGCGATCCGTCCGTGCCCAAACATTGACGAATTGCCTGCACCAGTGGGGAACCGACTCCTCGATTTCCCCTGTTGCTGCTTCAAAGGGTCCTCTAAGTGAGACCTCTTTGAACCACTTCCTACTCGCCTTTAGTTGCGAGTAGGCAGTTTGGACGGATAGACCCATTTCGGTAATCTCTCCGTCTAGGAACTCATCCCCTATAAGGTAGGAGATGTTTCCAAGTGTGAACATGTCGAATCTATCCCATGTCCACACCTCTTCGGGATAACAGAGGTATCTCTGAATAAATATCCCGTCGACGGTCTTTAGCATCTCAATGAAACGCTGAGACCG